GGTTCAAGCTCCTCGAACAGTGGTTCTAGTTCTTCAAAGAAGAAAGAAACCCCGACATTTGATAGTTTAGCGGACGCCTCTAATGCGGGATACCACGGTCAGGCGGTTAACATTGCGGGTAAGGGTCTTCAGAAGGTTGAGTTTGCTGATAAGTCGTACAACGAGAAGATGGCTTCGAAGTCTGACGCGGCGAGTTCTGGCTCTACGGCTTCGACCACCTCTTCTGGTAGCAGTGGTTCGGCTGGCAGTGGTTCGGCTGGCAGTGGTTCGTCGAACATTGTAAATACTGTAGTTGACGCGGCCTCTGATTTTGTGAGTGAGGTAGCGGCGGCACCTGGCAACATCAGCCGTGATTTACAGATGGGTTTGGGTCTTATTCCTAAGACTCAAGATTTTATTGACAGAACTGCGGCGACGATTGCTAGAAACGGTGACCTTAACCATGCTAGTCGATATGCGGCTGGTCAGGTAGATAATGGTTTTAAGGACAATTACAACACTGGCACGACGGCTGCTGCAACGAGCACCTCGGAAACTAAGACAGATTACACTGGTTCGGGCACCTTTGGTGATGCGTTTTCTGCTGCGAGGGATACTTTGGGGCCAGGTAAGACTTTTACTTATGACGGTGCTTCGTATTCCACGGCTATAACGGGCGAGGATTCTGCGTTGGATGCGGCGATAGCGGCGAATGCTGCTGGTGCGGGAGCGTTAGAAACAAGTTTGAGACCACAAGCGCGACCAGAGGCAGAAGTAGAAGCTGGTCCAGCCTTTGATTACACGGGTGTAAACATGGGTGAATTGGGTCGCGGTGCACCTGAAGGTACACTACCTCCTGGTACGTTTAATTATGCGGAGGGCACAAATCCAGAGATGGAAATGTTGTCTTCTTTAAAAGCAACAAATCCCGAGTTACTGTCGTCTGGTGAGTATCTGGCGGCGTCTCAGTATGAGAAGGATCAGGCAGGGAATCGTTCACCTTCTACAGGTATTCAAGTTGCGAGTGCGGGTCCTATAAGCCTTGAAGATTTACTTTCTACGGATGAAGATGCCATGGCGGCTCAAGAGGCGAGTTTCAGTTATGCACCTCTTACGGACAATACGGCTATCAACCAAGTTGCGTTGGACAATCAAACTGCTGCTGAAGAAGCGATGGGCAGAACACCTGGTTCTCAAGTTCAACTTGCGGATACATCTGAGTTATCTACGGGTCGTAACTTTATGGACACGCTTTATAACATCGGCGGTGGTTTTGTAGAGGAGCTTGGACAGGCCGCGGGTGGTGTTGGTCGATACTTAGACGAGGGTATGGAAAGTTTTGTTGAAGGGCTTCAAAACCCGTTGACGTATAAGCTGACGGGTAAAGACGGTGTGGAGCGTAGGTATCCATACCTTAGTACTCAGATATTTACTGATCCCTTTGGTCCATCGAAGCCAATTGATTATACTCCAGCAAACATCGACATTGTTGGTACAAATATAGCACAGCCTCTAAAAGAAACTTTGCTTGATACATCGGAAGATATTTACTCGAACATCAGCCCCGAGCGTCAGTTGGCGCAGGAACAAGCGCAACCTGCTGACTTTACGTTTGGTGAATTGCTTCGAGGTGAGGCTAAAGACGTAGTGGGTCGGACTTATGGTACAGATTTAGGTTCGACATTGATGACTGGGGCGCAAGAAATACCTGACTTAGTCACTGATGCATTAGCTTTAGCGTTAACCAAAGGTAAAAGTGCTCTTAAAAAAACTTTAGGTGCAGGTTATGTGATTGGGACTTCGGCTGGCGCGGGATCAGAATCGCAGATTGACGAAGCAAACAGGGAAATTGACGCGGCTATTGCAGATGGATCGTTGCAAGAAACAGATCAATACAAGGCTGTTGTTGATCAATATGGCGAAGACAATGCAGTAACCATTCTTAAAGACACTGCAACAGATCAGATTTTGAAGACTACAGGTCCTATAGCGGCGGGTACAGATTATTTTCTGGGTAAATTTGCTGGAGCAACAGGGATCACTAATCCACTTGGTTCGTTTGGTCGCTTTGCTACAACGCCCGTTGTTGAGGCTACCACTGAAGCCCTTGAAGGTGGATCAGGAAACTTGGCCCAACAGTCAGCGGGTCTTGATACTGGCATTTTTGACCAGACAGGGTCTGATTTTGTAGAAGGTTTTGCTGGCGGAACAACGTCCGCAGGTGCAGTAGAAGCGGGTCGAGCGGCGAGAAACGCCTTTGGCGGTCCTCTTGCTGGCGGTTCTCCAGACGTGGACACCACTGGACCAGTGCAACCTGCTGCTCCCGCAGCGTCGGTTCTTAGTGGTCAGTCCCTTACAACGCCTAATCAAGTAAATGTTGCTCCAACTATTCAACAACCAGTGCAACCTGTAGCACCAAATGTTGACCAAGTACCTAATATTATCAACATTCCTGGTACTGATGTGGTAGTTCAGTCGGTTGCGCCAGCGCAGCCACAGGCTCCGAATCAAGTTCCTTCTTCTGGCATCGAGTCACTGGGCACGGGAGGCGCGTTTCAGCAGCCTAATAGGGGCACCGCACCGTTGCTACTGCCCCCACCTGCTGCACCTAACGTACCAGAAATCGACGTTTCGCAGATTAATCAGCCTAATGTGGACCCAGAAGTGTCGTCTTTACCCCCTAGCCTAAAGAATAAAAAGACAGGTGCCGTCCAAACTCAGGCGGAGTTGTTAAATAACTTCAAACAAACGGCAAAAATGAGCAGTGAAGTTAGAAATGCTCCACCAGAACAGCAAGAGGCTCGGGCAAACGACATTGCACAAGCTCGATTGGAAGCAGAATACACCGCAGCCACCCCTGTGGAGATATTAGAGAATCAACGCAACACCGCTTCTCGTATTATAAACCAGTCAAATGCATCCCAAGCTCAAAAAGCGGCGGCATCAGCGGAACTTGAAACAATTAATCAACAACTTTCAACCTTACAGCCTCCCAGTGCGCCAGGTAGTGTACCACAGGTGGACTCACAAGCCTTAACAGCGTCAGAGATTCTACAGAATGAGATAGATATTATCACGACGGATACAACTACGACGGCGGATCAGGCATCAGAGGGTCCTGCAAGCATTGCATTGATAGAAGCAGCGCAGAGTGAGGGCGCGAATGTGAATGTGGGCGACAGTCGTGCGGATGTGCAGTCTAAAATCGTTAATCAGGTAGCCTTAAACAACCAAGCAGCGGCTGAAGAGGCGATGGGCGGTGCACTTCCAGACATAGATGTGGCTACAATTAACCAAGTCGGACAGCCAACGGATAATCCAAATTTAGCTGATGCAGTAAACGCGGCACTTGCCGCAGCAGATGTTTCAGAGACAACGCCTGTAACGCCTCCTAACGTGGATATCAGCCGTATAAACCAGCCAACGGACCTTCCTGCGGGTATTGGATCGTTAGATGCAGCGGTAGCAGCGGCACAGCAAAACACCACTCCAAAGGCCACTGGACCGAGCACCGACGTTGCAACGGCGGCTACAGTTGATGTCGTTGGATCACCAGCCAATCAAAACCAGCTTCTTGCCGAAGAAGCGATGGGCCGAAACACTGAGCAGTTTGTATTTGATGGTGATGTACTTGGTCCAGACCAAGAGGTCAGCGTTGATGTTGAACCAGAGGCCGAGGGTGACACCATCGAGGGCACATTGGCATCGACAGATGTAGCGGTTGTAGTTGACGACGATGTTACGCCTCCTACAGACACCACGACAGATACTCGTACTGTGGTTACGCCTACGCCGACATCTGATATTCGCGGGACGGTAGACGTGCCCGAGGAAATAGAAGAAGTAGAAGTTGAGGTGGACGAGCCAGTAACAGTAACAGATGTAACGACAGGTGATCCAGAGGATGAGGTCGAAGTTGAAGTTGGTGTGACAGTAGACACCGACGATGACGATGACGATGCCGAGACAGCAGAGGATGCACCGTTTGAATGTCCAGAAGGATTTGAGGCTGTGCAAATCGACGGCGAGTGGCGTTGTCAGAAGATTGGTGATGATACACCTAAAGTAGGCAGGATGCGTCCAACGGGCGGCTCTTACTATCAGCCACGCACACCATCTCCAGTTGCAACAGAAAAGGCATATAGGTTTAAATAATGAACTTACAGGCTCTTCCAGAGGAAGCTCTAAAGGAGATCCTTGCGCTAACGGAAGCGAAGAAGAAGCTGGACCTTAGAGAGGAGGCTGAAAATTACTTCATGCCTTTTGCACATCATGTGTATGAAAATTTTATCGAGGGTCGGCATCACAGAATTATTGCGGAGAAGCTCGAACGTGTGGCTCGAGGGGAGCTTAATCGTTTAATTATTAACATGCCTCCTCGTCATTCTAAGTCTGAGTTCGCATCGTTTCTAATGCCAGCTTGGTTTTTAGGGCGCAATCCAAAGCTCAAGATTATTCAGGCCACGCACAATACGGAACTTGCTGTACGGTTTGGACGTAAGGTTCGAGACTTGATTGACGATCCTGCGTACAAGGAAGTGTTTCCAGATACGAATTTGAAGGAGGACAACAAAGGTGCAGGTAAATGGCAGACGGACAAGGGTGGTGAATACTTTGCTGCGGGTGTTGGAGCGGCTGTTACGGGGCGGGGCGCGGACCTCTTTATCATTGACGACCCTCATTCGGAACAGGACGCATTAAGCGATACAGCGTTTGATCATGCATACGAATGGTACACATCAGGTCCTCGACAGCGTTTACAGCCAGGTGGTGCGATTATTCTTGTTATGACCCGTTGGGGTAAGAAGGATTTGACGGGTCGTTTGATCCAAGCGCAGAGCGGCGATTTAATGGCGGACAAGTGGGAGGTTGTGGAGTTTCCTGCAATCATGCCCTCGGATAAACCATTGTGGCCTGAGTTTTGGGATAAAAACGCTCTTCTATCTATCAAAGCCTCACTTCCTGTGGGCAAATGGAATGCACAATGGCAGCAGACACCAACGTCTTCTGAGAGTGCAATCATTAAAAGGGAGTGGTGGAATGGATGGGAAGAGGAAAAGATCCCACCCATCAAGTATCTTCTTCAAGCCTATGACACGGCGTTCTCGAAAAAAGAGACGGCGGACTATTCAGCTATCACAACGTGGGGCATCTTCGAACCAGAAGAGGGCGGTGCGGATAACATTATTTTAATGGACGCTCGAAGGGGGCGTTGGAACTTTCCTGAACTCAAGGAGGTAGCTTATGAGGAACACGAATACTGGGAGCCAGACATGGTATTGGTCGAAGCAAAAGCGTCGGGCACACCACTCATTGACGAGTTGCGGTTGCGTGGTATTCCTGCATTGGGCTTTTCACCTGGCAAAGGACGGGATAAGATAACGAGGATGCACATGGTTGCACCGCTATTTGAGGCGGGAATAGTGTGGGCACCAACAGACAAGAAATTTGTAGATGAAGTAATTGAAGAAGTTGTTTCGTTTCCTAATGGTGACTATGACGATTTTTGTGATAGTATGACACTAGCATTGATGCGTTTTCGACAAGGAGGATTTATATCTTTGGAAAACGAGGACGTTGGGGACGATTTTGTTCGCACTAAACGGGAGTATTACTGATGGCTATTCCACCTCGCCCAATGGGCACATTAGTTGACGGAGGACAGATGCAAGGCGGGGCGGATGAAAATCTACCTTCTGTTGATGTATCTATACCACAAGTAGAAGACTTTGCGGGGGGTGCGGAAGTTATCTCCCAAGAGGACGGCACGGCTGTAGTACAGGCTCTGGCGGATATGATTCAACAAGCAGAGGCTGAAGCTCCGATGGAGCACAGTGCAAACTTGTCGGAGTTTTTGGACGATGGGTATCTTGGAGAGTTGTCCACTGAGTTACGGGCAGCATATGAGGAAGACCAAGAGTCGAGGTCCGAATGGGAAGAATCATATACTAAGGGTCTAGATCAGCTTGGCATCAAGCAGCAGGAGCGTACAGTGCCGTTTCAGGGTGCTAGTGGGGTGACACACCCGTTGATAGCTGAGAGCGTCACACAGTTCCAAGCGCAAGCCTACAAGGAACTACTGCCAGCAGGTGGACCCGTACAAACACAGATCCTTGGCATGCAGAACCAAGAGCGTGAGGCTCAAGCCCAGCGCGTGAAAAATTTTATGAACTATCAAATCATGGAAGTGATGGAAGAGTTCGATCCTGATATGGATCAGTTGTTGTTTTATTTACCCCTATCAGGTTCTACATTTAAGAAGGTTTACTACGATGAGGCCAAACAGCGGCCTGTGTCTAAGTTTATCCCTGCTCAAGACTTGGTTGTGCCATATCACGCAAGTGATTTGCAGACATCTCCTCGAGTTACGCATGTTCTACGGATGGATTACAATCAGGTTCGTAAGATGCAGGTTGCTGGTTTCTACCGCGATGTGGAGTTGTTTTCGAGTGATCATGCGCCAGACGAGGTTCGTGAGAAGGTCGATGAGATACAGGGCACAAGCAAGACATATGCGGATGACGTATACACAATCTTGGAAATGCATGTGGACTTGGACATTGAGGGTTTCGAGGACATGTCTCCAGAGGGAGAGCCGACAGGCATTCAACTTCCTTATATAGTTACAATAGACGAGTCATCAGGACAGATTCTAGGCATTCGAAGAAACTTCGAAGAGGGTAGTGAACTAGCCAAGAAGCAACAATACTTTGTGCATTACAGGTTTATGCCTGGTCTTGGTTTTTATGGTTTCGGTTTGATCCACATGATTGGTGGGTTGGGCCGTGCTGCTACTAGCATTCTTCGTCAGTTGATCGATGCGGGTACGTTGGCGAACTTGCCAGCAGGTTTCAAGGCGCGTGGTGTTCGAGTACGAAATGACGACGAGCCATTGCAGCCAGGTGAGTGGAGAGACATTGATGCACCTGGTGGTAACATCAGAGACTCGATTATACCGCTGCCATACAAAGAACCGTCAGGTACGCTTGCACAATTGCTTGGTGCGTTGATCGAGGGCGGTAGACGCTTTGTGTCATTGGCTGACCAACAGGTTAGCAACATGAACCAAGAGACGCCTGTGGGTACAACCATGGCGATGTTGGAACGTGGCATGAAAGTTATGTCTGCTATCCACAAACGGTTGCACTATGCACAGAAAACAGAGTTCCGTATTCTAGCTAGAATTATTGCCGAGAACCTGCCGCCTGAGTATCCATATCAGGTTGCGGGTGGGGAGCAATCGATCAAGGCTACAGACTTTGATGATCGTGTTGATATCATTCCTGTCAGCGATCCAAACATATTCTCCATGGCACAAAGGGTGACTTTAGCACAAACTCAATTGCAGTTAGCTCAGTCAAATCCTCAGATGCATAATCTGCATGCGGCTTATCGTCGAATGTATCAGGCCCTCGAGGTCCAGAACATCGATGAGATTCTCCCTCCGCCGCCGCAGCCACAGCCGATGGACCCTGCCTTGGAGAATGCCAAAGGCTTAATGGGTCAGTTGTTGCAAGCGTTTCCTGATCAGGATCACGATGCACACATTAAGATCCACGTTATGTTTATGAAGACGCCGTTGGTTATGACATCACCACAGGTCATGGGTACATTCTATTCCCACTTGCAAGAGCATATCGCCATGAAAGCACGTCAGTTAGTTATGACAGAGATCCAAGGATTGATCAGTCAGGTGCAGCTAAATGCTCAGATGGGTGCGGTAGATCCACAGGCAGCGCAGCAGAAAATCATGGAAGTGCAGCAGGAAATGCAAAACCCCGCCGAGGTAGAGAAGATGGTAGCCTTGCAGGAAATGCAGATTATGCAGGAGACGTTGGCAGAGATCACACCACAAGGACAAGATCCTATGGCTGATCCTCTTGTACAAATCCGTATGCAGGAGCTTGCTCTCAAGCAGCAAGACTTGCAGCGTAAGTCTCAAACAGACGAAGCGGATGTCATGATGGATGCTGCAAAATTACAACAGCAAGCGGCAACGGATTCAGCGCGTATTGAAAGTCAGGAAGAGATTGCTGGAAATAGAAACCAAGTAAATCGTGAACGTATTGAAGTGCAACGACAAGCCGTTGCCAAACGGAGTTAGACATGGACCTGCCCAAGGTAAACATAGCTGTTGCTGCAAGTGCGGTAGTGGCGGTTGTTTCAACCGTGGGCGGTGGTATATGGTATGCTTCTTCTCAAGCGTCTGTAATTGAAAGTCTTACAGAACAAGTAAACACACTGACAATTGAGAACAATGCAACGGATCGTACCAACCTCATGAGGGATGTTGAAGAGAATACTGAAAGAATAGAGGATATTGTAAATTATATAACTGAGGTCGAAGAAGAGGGCGGCGACACGATTGATGAAATATATGAAGAGTTTGAAGTAGTTTATGATGACATGGAGGGCTTTTTAATTCAGTTCAATAAGATTGTTCAATTACAAGCCCGTATAAAAACCCTTGAAAATACATTAGAGTACCTTACACGCAGTCCCATTCATTCTGACGGAAGGTAGAAATGCCTGATGATAGATCCAGCAAGCGCAATCGCAGCCTGTACTCTAGCTTTTAATAGCATAAAAAAAGCTGTTTCTGTAGGTAAAGAAATCAGTGACATGGGGAGGGACCTTTCTAGTTTTGGTAAATCTGTTTCTGATTTAAACTATCTTGGGAATAAAGCCAAAGACCCACCACTATGGAGAAAAGTTAAACCAGGATTTGATACCTCCGCCGTGGAAATTTGGGCGGCTCAACAAAAAGCCAAGGAAATGCGTGACGAGCTTCGTGATTATATTAGTCTTTATTATGGACCAAGTGCTTGGAAAGCTATTGTAACTATTGAAGTAGAACAAAGACGTTTACAAAAAGAGGCGGTGTATAAAAGACAAGAAAAAATAGATAACCTCATAAATTGGGGTATTGGTATTGGAATTGTTTTAATTGGCTTGGTTATATTCGGGGTAGTGATATACTTTATAGGTAAAAATAAAGGTCAGTGGTAATGATTTACGTTTTAGTTTTTCTACATTTTATTAGTACAGATAGATTACAATATTACCAAATAGGGACTTATTCGGACAAACAGGAATGCCTCGATCAAGCAGAAAAAGCAAAGATAATGGTAACACACAACTCAATGAAAGTGACCTGCCTAGAAGTGAGCAGCCAACAATAATAGAACGTGGCAAGAAGTTCGCAGCATACG